TGAAGAATTAACTAGGTTTCCAAAGCTGCGTCTAGGTAACTTAGAAGCATTTAGAGATTGGGGGTACGCTGGAGATTACGTGGAAGCGATGTGGATGATGCTCCAGCAATCCGTTGCTGATGATTATGTTATCTGCACCGGCGAAACTCATACTATTCGCGAGTTCCTAGACGTAGCATTTAAATTAGTCGGCATCCGTGATTGGACAAAACTTGTAGTTCAAGATCCAGAATTTTACAGGCCAGCAGAAGTTGATTATCTCCGTGGAGATGCTTCTAAAGCTAAAACAAAATTGGGATGGACCCCAAAAGCTTCATTTGAAGAACTTGTTAATATTATGATATCACATGATGTTGCACACTTTTCTTCTGATGTACAAAGATATATAGATGTTAAATGATAAAATATATTGTTATTGTAGATATGACCTTGCTACTTACGAAGCTTAAAAAATTTCGATTAGGCAAGTTTAATAAAAACATAGCTAAAATAGAAATACGTGCTAATGATCCAGATGATGCATGTCATTCCGCCTTTAAAGAGCTGTGTGATATGATATTAGAGCAAGATCAATCTACTGATACCAAACTATTACTAAAAAATTTAAAATATGACTTTAGGGTTGCCAAATTAAATGCCAAGAGACTATAACGATCCGGTATATAAACGTGCCAGAGCTAATGTTTTAAAAAGAGATGGACATTGTTGTCAAATGCCAAGTTGTGGTTCTAAAAAAAGGTTAAATGTACATCATATTCAGCCCTGGAGTAAAGCAGCATCATTAAGATTTGATGAAAATAATTTAATTACCCTTTGTCGCAAATGTCATGATTCTATAAAGGATATGGAACATGTCTATGCAGGATTATTTATGAGTATTGTTCATGAAAATAATAAGAGACACTAGAGAAAAAACAGGATGGGAATTTACATTCTACGACGATGTTGAAATTGAGTCTAAAAAGATTGACTCCGGTGATTATACAACAGAATTGTTGAAAGACAAGATCGTTATAGAAAGAAAGGCAACAACAACAGAGATAGCAAATAATCTTGGTAAGAAAACTGCTAAGGCTAGGTTTTATCGAGAATTTGACCGTATGGAAGATTTAAAACAGGCTTATATTGTGTGTGAGTTTCCAGAATCTCAAGTTTACGAATTTCCATATAACTCTGGTCTTTCAGAGGCACAAATATCAAGAATAAGGATGAACGGAAAGTATTTAAGACGACTTTTAAATCAGATAGAAGATGATTATTCAAACATCGAAGTAGTTTTTTGTGAAAATAGAATAGCAGCAGAGGCATTTACTTATGACATCCTCAAATTCTGGGAACATAAGATCTCGTCGGAACCGACCTGACTTAGTTAGTAACATTCAAGACAATTCTATTGATATAAGAAATAGGATTATTTATATACATTCTGAATTTGAAATCGAAGAAGCCGGTATTGATTTTAGAATGGCTGTATCTTTTATCAAGAATCTTGATTATCTTAACAGTATATCTACCGAACCAATTACATTAAAAATGTTTAGCTGCGGAGGATGTTGGAACTATGGCATGGCAATGTATGATGCTATAGTTGCTTCTAAATCTCCAATAACAATGATATCATATGCTCACGCACGTTCAATGAGTTCTATTATACCTCAAGCTGCACAGAGAAGATTTATCAATAAACATTGTGATTTTATGGTTCACTATGGAACTTATGAAGACAGTGGTGATTTTAGACAAGTTGCTAATGGTTTAAAATTTACTGAGAAACAAAATGATGTCATGCTAGATATTTATGCTAAACGATGCATGAAAGGCAAGTATTTTCGAGATAAAGATATGGACCAGAAAAAGACATTTACATTTATTAAAAACAAAATAGAAAAGCTAACAGACTGGTGGATGACGCCAGAAGAAGCAGTGTATTATGGGTTTATGGATAAGATCATATGAGCCAAAAAGAAATTATTAAAGAATTAAACAGTGCTTGGTTAAATTTAACCTTAAAAGATTCGGAGGTAATAAACCCATTAGAACGTTTAAGAACAGATGACCCAACAGAGTTCTATAAAAGGCTCACATGCTTATTCATGAACCCAGATTATTTTTCTTTCATATGTAAGCACGTATTAAATATCGATCTGCTGCCTATGCAGGCTCTTATTTTGAAAGAAATGTGGCATCGTAAGTTTCCAATGTTGGTTGGTAGTCGTGGCCTTGGTAAAACCTTTATTTTATCATTATATTGCGTATTAAGAGCCATGTTGATTCCTGACAGAAAAATAGTCGTCGTTGGAGCCGCGTTCCGACAGTCAAAATATCTACATGATTATATGGAGAACATTTGGAAAAATTCTCCAATTCTGAGGGATATGTGTGACAGTAACAGCGGTCCTAGACGCGATGTCGACATGTGTAAACTTACTATAAATGGCAGTACTGTATCTGCACTGCCCATCGGTGATGGTCAAAAAATTCGTGGACAACGAGCAAATGACATTATTGCCGACGAATTTGCGAGTATGTCAAGAGAAATTTTTGAAAACGTAATTGCAGGATTTGCAGCCGTATCCGCCTCGCCAGTAGAGAATGTGAAAAGACTAGCAATGGAGGAAATGGCTAAATCTAAGGGAATAGACATCTCATTTTTATATGACAAAAAAGAACTAGACAATTCTAAGAGTAACCAAATTGTGTTATCTGGCACGGCTTATTATGACTTTAATCATTTTTCTGAATATTGGAAAAGATGGAAAACGATTATCGAGACCAAGGGTGATGAAAAATCTATTTCCACTAATGTTTTCAACGGGGAACCGGTTCCTGCATCATTTAAATGGGATGACTACTCTATAATTAGAATACCAGTAGATTTAGTTCCTAAAGGATTCATGGATGAAGGACAAATTGCAAGATCAAAAGCAACTATTCATAATGGTATTTATCTAATGGAATTTGGGGCTGTATTCAGCAAGGATAGTCAAGGGTTTTTCAAAAGAAGTCTTATAGAATCTTGTGTTGGCACAGATCTTAATCCAGTAAAGCTACCTAACCAAAATGTGTATTTTGATCCTCTTTTACATGGAAATAAAAATTGTAAGTATCTAATGGCAATCGACCCTGCATCTGAAGTTGATAACTTTAGTATTGTGGTTCTTGAGCTTCACGCTGACCATAGAAGGATTGTTCATTGTTGGACAACAACAAGAAAAGATCATACTGAACGTGTGAAAAAGGGCTTAACTAAAGAAAACAACTTTTATAGTTATTGTGCTAGAAGAATTCGTGACCTAATGGGTTTATTCCCTATCGTGCATATCGCCCTTGATGCTCAAGGAGGCGGCTATTCTGTGGCCGAGGCTTTACATGACCATAATCAATTACAGCCCGGAGAGATACCTATCTGGCCCGTTATAGACGAAGACAAACCTCAGTCTTCAGATGATGAACAAGGATTACATATTTTAGAACTTTGTCAGTTTGCCAGATATGATTGGTATTCAGAAGCTAATCATGGATTAAGAAAAGACTTGGAAGATAAGATTTTACTATTTCCTCGTTTCGATCCAATTACAATTGGTCTATCTATAGAGCAGGATAAAGTTAATAATAGATTGTATGACACACTTGAAGACTGTGTTATGGAGATTGAAGAGTTAAAGAATGAATTATCACTCATTGAAGTAACAGAAAGTGTTAACGGTAGAATGCGTTGGGATACACCAGAAGTTAAAATTGGAGTAGGGAAAAAGAAACGTATGAGAAAAGACCGTTATTCTTCTTTGCTAATGGCAAACATGTCTGCTAGATCTATCTCTTTTGATGAAAAGAAAAGTACATATACTGGATATGGAGGTTTTGCAACACGACCTGATGGTAAAACTCCTGATCAAGCAACTTTTTCTGGACCAAATTGGTTTACATCACAAATGAACGACGTTTATTGATCTCTATGGCGTATAGTTAGCGAATAGTTTAATTACATTCTGATTACATTCTGATTATAGGGAATTACTATGACTCAAGACAAACAGCCGGAAAAAGAACAAAGTCCTTATGTCTTTTGGACATCCGCAGAAGATCAGCATGAAGCGTTTGAAAATACTGCTGGAAATGTAGATAGCTATGATGGTATTATGAGTGCTAGTGCTAGTCGTCGCTCATACATTGATATTGAGCCAAATATTTCTGTTAGACCTGATTTCTTAAAAGATGATTATTATCGTTTTCGTCCATTAGAAGAACCGGGCAGTAACTTTAAACAATCTATGTCTATGTGTATGAAGGCATATGATAGAGTAGGCATAGTAAAGAATGTAATTGATCTTATGGGAGATTTTGCATCCCAAGGTATTCAACTTAATCATCCAAATAAAAGGGTGGAGAAATTCTATAGAAAATGGTGGACTAAAGTTGGAGGTACTGAAAGATCTGAGCGTTTCTTAAATATGTTATATCGTTGTGGAAACGTCCTTATTTATAAGAGATATGGAAAAATTACTCGTAAAGATCAACGAGAAATGTCTAAGGGTAAAGACGCACTTATTGTAAATAAAAAGCCTATCATTGTCAAGAAAACTATTCCATTTAGATATGATTTTCTTAATCCTATGCAGATTGATATAGAGGGTGGATATGCCGCCAATTTTAGCGGAGACCCTAAATATAAAATGAAGATTTCTAATTCATTGAGAAAGTCTTTTGAGAAAAACGCTAAATATGTAGACCAGCTACCTCCTGCATTAAAAAAGGCCGTGCTAGATAAAAGTTCTTCTATTGAACTAGATACTGAGTGTTTAGAAGTATTTCATTATAAGAAAGATGACTGGGAACTATGGGCTAATCCAATGGTTAACGCAATCATTGACGACATTATGATGCTTGAAAAGATGAAGCTAGCGGATATGTCAGCACTTGATGGTGCTATTTCTAATATTAGATTATGGAGATTAGGAAATCTTGATCATAAGATTCTGCCAAACAAGGGTGCTATTGACAAACTAAGAAATATCCTCGCTAGCAATGTTGGTGGTGGAACAATGGATCTTGTTTGGGGTCCAGAAATCGATTTCAAAGAAAGCAATACTCAGATTTATAAGTTTCTTGGATCTGAAAAATATCAGCCTGTTCTGAATAGTATTTATGCTGGACTTGGTATTCCTCCTACTCTAACTGGATTAGCTGGACAAAGTGGTGGATTTACAAATAACTTTATATCCTTAAAAACACTGATTGAAAGATTAGAGTATGGAAGAGGTCTTTTAGCACAGTTCTGGCAAAAAGAAATAGAGAATGTTCAGAAGGCTATGGGATTCACACAACCAGCTACTATTCATTTTGATCACATGCTTTTATCTGATGAAGTCGCTGAAAAGAACTTACTTGTTAAACTAGTAGAGGAGGATATCATTTCTATTGAAACTGTCAGAGAGCGATTAGGTGAGGATAATTCAATAGAAGAAAAACGTATTCAAGTTGAACGTAAGAAAAGAGATAGAAAAGCTATACCCCCCAAAGCTAGTCCTTACCATAATGCCAATCTTGATTCTGACTATAAAAAGATTGCTTTACAAAAAGGTGAAATTGGTATTGACGATGTTACTGACTTAACTCCTAAGTCACAAGAAGTAGAGTCTCCTCAAACTCCTCCATCACCTGCCCCTCCTCAACAACAAAAAGAGGTTAAAGATAATGGAAGACCTCCGTTTTCTAAAGATACTAAGCCTCGTAAACAAAAGAGAGTTTTACCA